CTGTGTCTCTAAATTTACTATCAGTAGAAGCATCATTACCAGTTGGAAGTTGAAATCTTACTTCTAACTCTTGAGCCATGTTAGGGTGTTTTAATGCTACTTTATATTCTCTACCATAATTTGTTAGTTTTACATTTATTAAAAACTCTTCTACTTTAGCCGCACTTGTAGCTGAATCTGCCGCAACTGTTGTAGCTGTGTTTGCAATAAAAGTAAAATCAGCAATGTTTACTAATTTAAAATTAGCTTTAGGATTTGTAGATGTTAAATAACTTGAACCACTTTGAACTGTAACAGTTTTAACATTTCCTTCTAAGTCCCAAACTTTAACACCACCATTGTAAAATGCTACAATATATTGGTTAGACTCATCTCTTTGAATAGACCAAAATTTAGTTTTATTAGAATATAAATTAGTAGAATCTAAAGTTGCTACATAATCTAATGAAGGTCTTTTAGATAAACCTTCTACTATACTATTTTGAAAATTAACTTGGTCTTCACCTTGATTTATTCCTCTTTGAGTAGGAGTCTGTTGAGACATACCATTAAGAAAATTAGGTATTGACTGCGATACCACACTACCCATTAGTAAGTCCTTCTAGTTGTTCTGTTAATTATTGAAAATGTATTTGCATCACCATTAAGAATGTTAATATCTGATTCTTGAGAATCTGCTTGATGAAATGACATTAATGCTTCATTTTCATCTTGACCAATTAATTTTGTAATTTGTGAATCACCTATAAATCTTGAAGCAAATCTTCTTGATGCTTTCATTGTTATATATCGTCTTGCGTATTCTGGTAAATGTTCAAATTGTTGTACTAAGACTAAGTCAACTGAGGCAGGTGCACTTGTAAATACATCTGTATGTTTTTCCATATCATATAGAAAACCATTTCTGATTGTATAATTGTAATTTCTGTACGCTTGATTAGCGTCTGCTTTTACACAGTTAGCAGGTAAAGGAACTTTGTTGTCACTATCTAAGGCTAGTGTTGTGTGATTAATATGTGTGTTAAAATTCCAACCTATTGATTGGACAGACATTGATGTCTCGTCTAGGATATTTTTAGCGACTGATACATCAACAGTTGTTGTACCTGTGATTGAGTTTACTGGAGCTTCGCCAATAACACTCAACATAGTATTAACTGATTGTAATTCTGTAGTTGGTGTAATTTGTGTTGTCATTTTATCCTTTTAATTAATGTAGAAAAAGGGGGATTTGACTCCCCCTAATTCAAGTAAAAATAAAGAAACTATTACGCTTCTTTAATTCCTACAGCCGATTCTGGTCTTAATACACCATGACCCATAGCATATTTAGCAACCATTAACGTACCTTGTCTTCTGATGTCGTACTCTTTTTCAACACCTAAGTCCATAAGTTTAACTGTACCTACAGCACTTGGGTGAGAAACTAGAGCAACAAAGTTAGTCAAGTTAACAGCTTGTGGGTTTGAACCACCATTAGTAGCTGAACCTTGAGCAACTCCTGAGTTGACGTTTCCAGTTACAAAGTGAGGAACTGGTACTAATTCAATTCCTGCAATTTTCATAACTTTTCCTGAAGCAACACCACCATTGCCACCGCCTGTGAAGTCAACATTGACTGCATTTGTAGCGTTAGCTAATTTGTAGTATTCTTCAAGTCTCATAAAGCATTTTCTGCCTTCTGATGGAACATAGTTTGCATCAAGCTCTTTAGCCGCCGCAAAGATAGCATCTATCATTGCATTAGCCGCAGTTGCGTCTGTAGCAGAAGCAATGCCTGTGTTAGTTATGTTACTTGTAGCGTCTCCACCAGTAACAGATGCACTAGCTAGAGATGCTTGACCGATTGTTTGTAAGATATGCTTATCTTTTTGAAAAGCTAATGCTCTACCCATTTCTTGTGAGTATGCACTTCTTACGTCCCAATGGTTTTTTGCCTCTTCAATATTTGAAACAAATACTGATGAGATTAGAAGGTCATTAATTGTAATAACCTTTTCGTTTGAGTTAACGTCAGAACCTAATATTTCTGCTCCAACTGCGTGATAAGCGGCTGAAATTCTCCCTAAAACTGGAAAACTTGCAGACTTGCCATTACTAATACTTCTTACCATATCAGCACCTTCTGTTTTTGAAGCTCTGTCAAAAGAAGTAATTACTTCTCCTGCGAACACTTTTAAAAACAGGGCATCATCACGAGTGTTACCACTATTAGCATTTCCGAATTTAACTGGACTTGCGTTTGACATGTGATTGTCTCCTTTTTGATGTTAGTTTATAAAAGCCTCTTCAATTCAGTTATTTAGTCAAGATTGTCTACCGCAGTAGGTCAAGTTATTTGGCTAAATTGTATTGGCAGTTGCCACGCATAAGCGTTGCACAACTATATTAACAATCCCACTTACGTAAAGCTAATGCTTTTCTAGTAGGTTTGCCGTTCTTAGACATAGCTCCTTTTACACCACCCATACGAGCACAAAACGATTTACGTCTTCCACTTGTTTTACTTTTGGTAGGTGCTTTTAAGTTATGTCCTTTGCTCTTAAAGTGAGCTCTCCCTGCGGCGTTCAAGCCGCCTGAAGGACTTTGGTATTTTTTAGCAACCATGACTACCTTTTCTTAGCTGTCTTTGCCGCTCTTGTAAATTGCTTAGCAGTAGGTCTTCCTTTAGCTCCTGCTTTTCGCATTTTCTCACCGCTACCTGCGGCGATTCTTTTACGCTTCGCATGAATGTTAGCGTATAATCCACGTTTTGCCATATTATTTTTTCTTTTTACTACTCATTATTTTTGATTTTAAAGCGGCAGGTAGTCTTTTCTGTCCACCTTTTAACGCTTTACTTGGTCTTCCTTTTTTAGAACCGTAAGTTCCTTTTCCCATTGGCATATTTATTTCTCCTTTTTGGTTTTATCTACTAGGGGTACTTTTGATTTTTCAATAATGTCATCTATTTGTTTAAGACAACATTTTGCATGAGTTCGTTTATCAAATCTATCTTTCAATATATCCATAAATTTATCATGGTCAGCAACACCCACAGGGTTTTGTAAAAATGTATCTATTGTTGCAGTATGTTCAGCTTCATCAGCTTCATACCTTTTCTTTAACGCATGTAACCAAGCAATCATATTATAACTCCGAGTTAGCTATTTTGTTTTTAACCATTGCTTGATAAGCAGGGTCTTTAGCATACCTAGAATCAGACATAGCGGCTGTAACTTCAGCCCAAGATTTATAACCTTGTTCTGTAGTAGGTGTAGCTTTGCCTTGTGTTAGATTAGGTTCTGAACCATTAGCTGATTCATACTTAGCTCTAAGACCATCAACTGCTAACTTAACAGTGTCCATGTCTTTACTATTAACGGCTGTGTTATAGGCTTTCTTTTCACCTTCCGACATATTACCTGCCGCCCACGTTGCCATTTCATTATAAGCCTCATCACCACCTACCATATTTTTTACAGTATTAGTTTGTTGCTCACCTATTGCTTTTTGACCTTCAATAAATTGGTCTACATATTCTTTTGGAATACCTGATTTTTCTAATGCTTGATATGATTCATCATTTAATTTACCATTCTCTGCATATTCATCAGCTAGACTATTCATGTCAAGTCCTGCGTTTTCAACAACATTTTCAGCTATATCTAATTCACCTTTTTGTGTTTCTTGAACAGGTGTATTTTCTTTAACTGGTTGTTCTTTATTAGTACCTAGCTTCGCTTCTAATTCTGCATAAGACTTTGCTAAGTCTTCAACTGAATTAAATTTTTCTGGTAAACCTTCTGGTTTGCTAAGTGCACTATTTTCTTCTACTGGCTTTTCGCTAGTAGTTTCGTCACGTTTTACTTCTATTGTTTCTACCATTTTTTATTTCCTCTATTGTGGTTGTGGTTTAGACAAGTTACCTGCAACTGGTGCTACAGCTTTCTCAGCCATTTGCATCATTTGCTCATTTTGCATTTGCTCTTCTTGAGCCGCTTGTTCTTGAGCTAGTTGTTCTTGAGATTTTATTAAACCATCTGTATCAATACCTAAACCAGTAGCAATACGTTTAATTAAATCTTCAGGGTTTAACGATTGAACAACCGCAGGATTTATTTGAGCTAAGTTTCCTATCTCAGCTACAAATTCTCTTAATTTTTGTAAATCATTTCCTCTACCTAATGCTTCAATACCTGTAATAATAGTAGGTTGGACTGCACCTTTTGGTAAAGAAGGTATTTCATTTGCTTGTTCCATTCTTTTCATAAGAATAGAAACTAAAGGTAATTGAAATTCTTGTGATAATAAAGAATATATACCACCCATAGCTGTTTCTAATTGTTCAGCCATGTATCTAATTTCTTGTGCTGTAACTCTTTCAGCTTGTCTTTGAATTGCTGTGTGTAATAAGAAAGCAAATGATAATCTTTCTTCTAATTTTTGTATCATTCTTTCTACAACTTGTAAGTCAAACTGTTTGTTTGCTTGTAATACTGATACATCTTCTGCACTACCAGTAATAATGTCACCATTTCTACTTAGTGATAAATCTTTTTTTCTAGTTACTGCATTAGGTCTTACTAAAAATACTACCTTACTTGAAGCCGCCGCAGATTCTACTAATGATTGAGACAAACCTTCTAATGATTTTAAATCTCCTAAAAATTCTTCTACATATCCTCTACCATAATCTTCATTATCAACTCTAATCATTCTTAGAGCTTGGTAAGGCATACGTTCTTTAGTAAATGTACCAATGCTTGATGGTATTTTTACACCATTAGCTTCTTGACAAACATAAAATTTAGAATCATCTAATTTATATACATGAGTATACAATTCAATCTCACTATCTTTTTTGTAATCAGGGTCAGAAGTAATTTCTGAAGCTACGTTTTTATCTAATGACATAATGCTCATTTTTTCTTGAACAATTATTTCACATACATTTCCTGAGCTATCTCTTTGAACTACGTACTGTGATAATGGAAACACTCTCATGCTTCCTTTTTTTGGTAAGTAAGTTAAGACATTACCTGAAACAATTAAATGTTTAAGAGCTTCAAATACAGATACTCTTAATGCTAGTTGTTCTATTTTATTAGTTACTTCTCTTTCAATAGTAGCTAAAGATTTTTCAACTTCTGTTTTTAATTCTACTCTTTCAGATAAATCTTCTTTTGCTTTTCCTGCTATAGATAATCTAAAGAAGGGAGAGTTTGGGGGAAGTAATAATAGTAAAAGTTTAGAAGCTAAATTGTTGACTCCCCTAGCTCCTACTGATTGGAAGGGGGTATATAAATCTGATGATGTTGTAAAACCATCAGGTTGTATTAGAGACGGAATGGTAATTTCAGCACACTCTTCAGCTCTATCTAAAAAATGTTCTCTGTTCTCTTGTAACTTAAAGTAACGCTCTTTTGCTGTGTGTTGTGTAAAATTGTTGTCCATGTATTCCATTTATTAAGAAATGTTTAAGCCTGAACCAGTTGCAACATTTACTCCTGAAGTAGTCTGAAGTGAACTTGTCCCTGATTTTTTAACTTTCTTTTTCTTTTTTGCAATATCTTGCTCGTCTGCTGTTATCAACTGAGGTGATAATTCTTCACCGATTGCTTGTGATGTATTTACAGGCATTGGTGGAGCAGGTTGTGGAGCAGGAGCTTTTGGTCTGCTAGTGCACATATTTATTTCTCCGTTCTTTCTTTTAAAGTGTTAATAAATTTTACAACGTCACGCTGACCTGCTTTAAAGTAGATAGTTTTATTATCATCTTTTAAATCAGGAGATTTTTCAGGATAAACTTCATTAAGTAGTTTAACTAAATCATCTACGTTATTTGGTAATGTTAAATCGTCCATTGTATTCGTCTAAAAAGGGAACTTTACTCCCACAAGCTCCCTGTTACTGTACCTTTGTTATATTCTGTAGCTCTATTTTCAAAGAAATTAGCATGTTCTACACCATTTAACACCCAATCTAACCAACCTAAAGGGTTTTGTTTAACACCAAAATTAGGTTTTAATGACAGTTGTAACAGTCTTCTGTCAGCAATATATCTAATATATTGTTTAACTTCTTCTGCTTTTAATCCTCTAATACCACCCATACTAAATGCTAAATCAATAAATCTATCTTCTAATGCAACCATATCTCTAGCTGTTTGATAGATACTTGCTTTAAATTTTTCTGTCCAAATATTAGGATTTTCTTTTATTAATTGATGAAACAATTTAATCATACCATCTACGTGATGAGTCTCATCTCTAATAGACCATGTAACTATTTGACACATACCCTTCATTCTTCCGTATCTTTGAAAATTTAGTAGCATAACAAATGATGCAAACAACTGTAAGCCTTCACCAAATGCAGAAAAACAAGCTATCTCTTTAGCTAATCCTTCTAGTCCTTTACCTTTACTAGCAAATAAATACTCATGTTTATCAGCCATTTCTTTATATTCTTGAAATGCTTTGTATTCTTTATCTGGTAATCCTATTGTATCATTAAGTAATGAATAACTATGTGCGTGATTAGCTTCACTTGTAGCAAAAGAAGACAACATCATTCTAACTTCAGGTGATTTAAACTTAGGTATATACTTATCTAAGTATGCTTGAGCTATATCTACGTCACCTTGAGTAAAGAATTTAAGAATTTGTGATATAAGATTTTTTTCTTCTGCACTTAATCTTTCATTCCAATCTCTTACATCTTCATGTAAAGGTACTTCACTAGGTAGCCAGTGCATTTTTTGTTGCATGTCGTAAGATTCAAAAGCCCATTCGTAATCAAATGGTTTGTAATGTACTCTTTCTTTAAATAAACTCATAGTTTGTTTTTTAACTCCTCTAAATATTTTTGTTCTTCTTCTATTGTTTTCATTTCTATATTATCTGACTGCATGTCAGCTTGTTTCTTTTTTTCTTTAAAAATAGCATCATAGTTTTCTTTATATTTTTTACTAGGAATGTGTACGCCATCTCTAATTTTATAATCTTTAAAGCCCATAAATCAATTCTATCCCTTCTATTATAATTATTATTAATAATTCTATTGCTAAAATAGTATGATATACAGTCCATAAAACAGTTTGTTTAGGTGGTTTTCTTTTCCTACGTTTACGTCTTGGTTTATCCATACCATCAAATATACTACTATCCGTCATTATCCCTCACATGCTAAACAATCTGCTTCTGGTATGATTGTTCTTTCTATTTTTTTAGATACTAATTCTGCACGTTTAATTGCTTCTGAACGACAGTAATAAAGTGTCTTTAATTTTTTCTTCCAAGCTAACATGTGTATGTCATGTAACTCTTTAATGTTTACATCAGCAGGGACAAACACATTAACTGATTGTCCTTGACAAATATATTGTTGTCTATCTGCGGCATGTTCTATTACCCATTGTTGGTTAATTTCAATCGCAGTTTTAAACGTATCTTTTTCATAATCAGATAGCTCTTTAATATGAAGCACTGAGCCTCTATTCGCAAGTATTGAAGTCCAAGTCTTATCATTATTTATCTCCTTTTTTTCTAATAATTTTTCTAAGTATTTATTCTTAACTAAAAAAGAACCTGACATAGTTTTTTGAACATAAGCATTAGCTCTGTATGGTTCTATTGATGGTGATGTTGTACCACAAATAATAGATGAAGAAGCATTAGGTGCAATAGCTAGTAAATGTGCATTACGCATACCAGTATTTTCCATGTCTGGTGCTTCACCTCTTTTAATTGCTAATCTTTTAGATTCTTCTACAGCTTGTTCTTTTATCTTTTTAAATATTTTTAAATTTAATGACTTAGCTAAAGCAGACTCAAAAGGTATTCCTTTAGATTGTAAGTAAGCATGAAAACCCATAGCTCCTAAACCTAAACTTCTTTCACTTGCCGCACTAAATCTAGCTCTAAATAATTCGTCAGGTGCATTGTCAATAAAATGTTGTAAGACATTATCTAAAAATCTAATTAAGTCAGGTACAAACAATGTATCATTTTTCCATTCGTCATACTTTTCTAAATTTACAGAAGACAAACAACACACTGCTGTTCTATTTTCATTAGTAGGTAAAGTTATTTCAGTACATAAATTAGAATGATTAACTCTTAGTCCTAATTTCTTTTGAGGTTCAGGCAATGATTCATTAACAGTATCTATAAATGAAACATAAGGCTCACCAGTAGCAACTCTTGTCTCTAATATCTTTTGCCACAATTCTCTAGCTGATACAGTACGTACTACTTTTTTTGTATGTGGGTCTACAAGATTCCAACTGTCATCATAAGTAGGTTCTTTAACACAATGGTCTATTAATTGCATAAATTCATTAGATAAGTTTACACCATGATGTAAGTTTAAACATTTCCTATGAACATCACCACCACTAGGTTTACGCATCTCCATAAATTCTATAATTTCTGGGTGTGATATATCCATGTAAGCGGCATAACTACCACGTCTTGTTTTGCCTTGTGAAAAAGCTAATACTTCTGAGTCTACTACGTGAAGAAAAGGTATTGAACCTGATGATTGACTACCACCTGATGTAGCAGTGCCATCACTTCTAACATCACCCCAGTAACCGCCGATACCACCACCAACAGAAGCTAACCAAGCATTTTCTGTGTAGTGTCCTGTTAATCCTTCTCTACTATCACCAACATAATTTAAAAAACATGAGATAGGCATACCTCTTTTTGTACCACCGTTAGATAAAATAGGTGTAGAAAACATAAACCAAAGTTTAGAAGCATAGTTATATATACGGTCTGCCATTTCATCATTGTCAGAAAATGCTTTAGCCGCTCTCATAAATCCATCTTGCGGTGATTCTTCTTCAGGTAATAAATACCTATCTTTTAAAGTTGTCTTACCAAAGTCAGTAAGTAGTTCATCTCTTTCGTAATTAATCATCTTTACTTTCTGTTACAGTAGGTACACCTTCTTTTTCTATAATAATATCAATGTACTGTTTTGCTTTTTTTAAATCTTCTATGCCACCCTTCTTACGCCAACGTGTAATATATTTTACTACATTACCTTCACAGTAAGTTAACTTATTTTTTATAATATAATCAATAGGTTCTATCTCTGAGTTTGCATAGTGAGGTGGGTTTTTTATATTGTCCATAATTTAACCTTCCCTGTTTTCTTATTGTATTCACCATGTCTAAGTATGTGTGCCACTCTAGCTTGAGCTAATGCTTCTTTAGCTGAGTAACCTTTGTCTTTGTAGATACCTTTAACTACTTTCCACAAATCTTTTAACTTAACATTAGTGTATTTTTGTATTAGTTTATTAGCAGTAACAACTCCGACACCATCTATGCCATCATATCCGTCAACTTTATCTCCTGTCAAAGTCTGTATCATAAATTGATAGTCAGCTAATCGTTGAGGTATCTGCTCTATTGTTTGTCCATCTTGAGATAAGTTACATGGTACTGTTCGTAAATCTTTATCTATACTGACAACAATTCTTTCTTCATTTAAAGAAGGTTCAGTTGCCATGATACCCATGACATCATCAGCTTCTAAGTTTTTCCAAGACACACCATTGTGTTTTTCCATTACATATTCACGCAATGCTTTTAACACCATAGGTTTACGCTTCTCTCTTCTATTACTTTTGTAAGAAGGTAAGACATCTTTTCTAAAATTGTTAGCATCTGTTAATGTAACAACATAATCATCTGCTGATAGACTAGAACCTAAGTCATCTATTACTGCATCTACATCTGCTTTACATACTTTCTCATCACAATGTAATGTCCATAGACCATCACCCCAGTGTGTATCTATTTCATTGTTAAGAGCAATCTTATATAACAATATGTCACCATCAATTAGTAACACTCTTTTCTTTTTGTATTTATCACTCATTTACTATTTCCTTTTGTTTTATTTGCATCTAAATTTTTTGCTAAGAATATTTCAGCTAAAGGTATCATTACACATTTACTTCTAAACCCATCACCAACATTTTTAATTTTACTAATATATTTTCTAGCAAGTTTTTTAACAGTACGTGTATCAAATATTAGTCTACAATAATCATTGTCTCCATCAGCTAATATATGAACCCAGTAGTCAGACTTAGTTGCCATAACTCCTGAAGGTTTACCATTACATTCTATTTCTATTGCAATGTTACCACTCTTAAACCACCAGTCTCTCTCAGTCTTAACTTCTAGTTTACCTTCTTTAAGTATTTTTTCTATTCTGTTTTCTCTATCTTGACCGTACTTTAAATCTATATCAAATTTATTATTTTTCATTAATGTGTTCCACTCCAATCATCTCCTATTTTATATTCGCCTGTTAATGGTAATCTTAATTGGAAGTGTTCACCTGTTTTTTGTATTGCTTCAACGGCTAACTTACCAATAGTCTCTGCATCTTTTTCAAGACACTCAACTTGTATTTCGTCATGCACCCAGACAACCTGCTGAGTTTCAGGAATATCCTTAACTAATTTATTAAACTCAACTAACCACTGTTTACACACTAAAGCTCCTGAGCTCTGTAAAAGTGTATTAAGTGCGGCATGGGCTGACCTTACTTTTATCTGTCTTTTATCAAGACCAAGTAAGTGACCACGCTCTGATGCTAATTGTACTTGCTCTATAAGTTTACTAAGAGCAGGTAAATTATTTAAGAATCTTTTTTTAATCTTAGATGCTTCACCAACTTTTTTACCAGTTACTTCAGCTATTCGTTTGACACCACCACCATATAAAAAGCAATAGTAAAATCTTTTTGCTAAATCTCTTGAGTCTAAACCTGCAAGATTTTGTGTCTCTGTATGTATGTCACCTTCTAATACAACTTTAGAATAATCTCCATTGTCATACTTAGACATAAAGTGAGCTAACATTCTAACTTCTAATCCTGATATATCTATACCAACTAATTTTTTACCAGTAGGTACAGTAAATAAACTTCTACATTCTTTACCAAAAGGTACAGACACACTTGGAATTTGTGCTAGGTTTGGAAACGAGTGACTCGCTCTAGCAGTTACCGTAGAATTAGTATTACAAGTGCCATGTATTTTATTATTCTTCTCATGTTTTAACCATGCTTGTGTACCTGTAGCTAATTGTGCAATTCTTTTATCTAATAAAAAATGTTCGCATAAAATTTTTGCTTCAGGATATTCCAATTTACTCAATACAGTATCATCTAGTTTTGGTTTACCATCATTAGTAAATTCTTTGGCTTCCCAACCATACTTGTCTTTTAATCTTTGTGCTATGTGATGACGTGAACTAGGATTAAATACAGTTACTCTATCTTTTAATTGTTTACCTGTTTTTTCTGAAACTCTGTGCTCAGTAATAGGTAAAAAGATTTTTTGTAATTGTTCTTCTAGCTCTAATCTTCTACTGTTTAACTTTGTATATAACTGTTGGGCTTTCTCTTTATTAAAAGTAAAACCATATTGTTCTTGTTGAAATATAATCTCTGCAACATTGTGTTCTAAATCCATTGCTTGTTGTGAGTATTGTTTTTTCTCAATAACATTGAATAAAGTGTGAGTAACATGAACATCTTGAATACAATATTCTAGCATACCCACACTAAATTCTTTCCAATCTGTATCAAACTGTTCTTTATATTCGCCCACCCTGTTACCCCACGCTTTTAAGCTGTGTCTGCCAATACAGTCTTTTGGAAAATTCTTATGTTTAAAATCTTGGTCTTTAATATCAGGGAATAACAATCTTGTTGCTACTATAGTATCAAAAACTTTTGCTTTTGATTTTAAATTATAAAACTTTTTAAGAACTGGTATGTCAAACTTAATGATGTTGTGACCAATAATTAATTCTGCTTCTTCTAATTTCTTTACAGCTTGTGCGTTGTTAAGATGTAGTATTTCATTTGTATCTATATTTTTTAATATAATACAATGCACTTTAGTTGCTGTATCTAAAAATCCATCTGTTTCTATGTCAAAACAATATCTCATAATATAATCTTCTTTATTTTTAATATGTTGCTTGATGGTATTGTGGTTATGTTACCAACATCTCCTAAAGAACCATCATCTTCAAAATTTACATCAGCAACTATAATATGCACGTTTAAATCTTTTTTAATTAGCCAACCTGTTGATATACAAATTGTTGGTGTACTTTTCATAGCGTCCTTTAAATTTTTCCATGAGCTGTCAGAGTTTATATCACTCCATGTTAATTGCACATAGTCTGCTTTAAGTATTTTCTTTGTAACTTGTGGTAATGGTTTCATGTTAATGTAATGTGTGTGATTCTATTTGAACATTCCAAGCCGCATCTTCACCATTAAAAGCTAATGACAATAACGCATCTTGTAATAACATAGCTGAACTTTCTTTGCCAACATGTAAAGTTACAGTCTGTTTTGTTTTCTTTGCTCTACTGACTGCTTCCATGACATACATAGTCCAACTCATCATTTTCTTTTTTAGTTTTATCTCATCAGAAGTCATCTAACACCTCTGTTTTAACTTCTGCTAAACAACCTGTTGCTAAATCATAATGTAAACTACAAGCATTTCCTGTCTCACCAGAAAATCTATTTTTAAGTATTTGTAATTTTGCAATATTGTTTTCTGCTTTTAAGTCACGACTCATGGAAAGTACCATGTCAGATAGCTGAGCTATGGACTGGCTTCCTCTAAGACTACTTAATGTAACTTGTTTGCCATCTTCAAAACCTTTGTCACCTTCTGTTGACCTACGTAAATGACTAACCAAAATTAATCCAATGCCTGTCTCTTCTACAAGTGTTCTTAATTTACTTACAAAATAATCAATAAGTTTTCTTTCATCATTTGTATGTTCATCTCCAAGTGCAGACAAAGCCATGTGTAAATGGTCTAGTATTACCCAGTCTACATTACATGCTTTTGCTAAGTATCTTATTTTAGAAAGTAAATTATCTGCGGCACTTGCTCCGAAGTGATTGTATAAATAAAAATTACCATTACCAATAGTAGAGGTAAACGTGGTGTGTAATTGTTTTTCATCTATTCCTTCTCTTGTTAAATGTAATGGCTTTTTTAAATGCACACCCATAATTCCAAGTGCACTTCTTTTAACACTCTCTTCTAATGCTATGTAACCTACAGAATATTTTTGTTCTAATAAACTTAATGCAACATGTCTACAAAAGCTAGACTTACCAACTCCACTACCTGCTGTAACTGTAACAAGCTCACCTTTACGTAATCCATGAGTCTTATTATTTAAACATTCAAATGGATATTGTGCTGTAACATACGTGTCTTCTGTTTGTATGTCATTCCAAATGTCAGCACCTAAAATAATACCATCAGGTCTGTATGCTTTACTTGACCAGATACAATCAGTTAATTCTTTTACTTTGTTTGCAAGTATCATTTCGTTTGCATCTTTAAGAGGCAACGTACATATCTTAGCTTTGTTAGGTGTAAGTAATTTTGCACATTCTATTGCACCTTTTTTACCTTGTTCGTCTTGGTCAAAACAAAAATAAACAGAATCAAATCCTTCAACCCATTCTAATTCTCTTTGTATATCTCTCTTAGCTCCTTGAGCTCCTGACTTAATACTTACAACAGGAAATTTATTTTGATTAATAGCGGATATGCTCATTGCATCTATTTCGCCTTCTGTGACAATCAACATTTTTGCCTTGTCTCTCCATAAATGCTGACCAAATAAACCTGCTTCTCTTGAATCACCTAACCATTGAAAAGTTTTGTCAGGGTATCTTAGTTTTTGTGCAACTAATTCTCTATTTTTATTATAGTAATTTGCTATTTGACAAGGTCTGCCAAACCACGCACCAGATTGGTAATTGAATTTTTGAACTGTGTTGTAATTAATTTTACGTTTTGTTAATTCCGTAATACTACCTTCTATAAATTCTTTACTGGTTTCTGTTGATACTGGGTTATTCAAATCGTTTCCTTTGGTTGTTGTGTTGCAAGAAAAACAGAAAGCATGTCCGTCTGAGTAAACAGAATTTGCATCTGAAGAAGAGCAATTATCACATGACGTATGATATAAAAACTCACTTTCTGTATTTTGCATAAAATTTTTTACCTTATTGTTTTGGGTTAATTGTAAGGTGTAACAGTATCTACTCTCGCTTCTCTGTTACACCTAACAAACTATCTCAACAACTCTGATACATCAAAGTGTGGAGATACGGAGTCAGCCACATCTCTGTGACCTACTACATCAACCTTGTACTTCTGTTTCAACTCTTTTATAAGTTTAACCAAAGCGGTGTACTGTTTGAACGTGAAGTTACAATCAGGTTGATTGTCTATGGTTCTTCCGCCTACTAGGCAGATACCGATAGAATTTTTATTAGATAGTTTTAAATTACCATCTGCGATATGAGCTCCTGCTACTTGCATGTCTCTACCGTCTTGCACTGTGCCATCTCTTTTAATTATTTTATGAAATGCACAAGAAAATAGACCGTCTTTACGGTGTTGTGTATCTATGTCATTCACATCAAAGTTTTCTTTTGGAGAAGACTCACTGCTGTGTATAACTATATATTTTGTTTCTGTTCTCAAATTACTCATAACCATTCTCTAGGAATATGTTTGTCAGAATATTTAAAACCATATTTCTCACACCACATTCCGTATGTTGTTTTACTTTTTTTACTAATTTTTTGTCTACTGTTGCTAAAGATAAATCTTATGTCTAACTCAGGGTGTTGTTCTTTTATGAACCGCATCTTTTTTCTATCTGCTGAAGTAAATAAGCCTTTAGTCTCTATAAAAAATTCTTTTTCTTTTAAATAAAAATCAGGAGTATAAGTGTGTACTTTTTCTGGGACAGTGTATTTTAATTTAATTGTTTCAAATTCGTATTTAACTTTATTTAAGTCAAGCTCTTTTGATATTGCTATCTCTAAGCCTGACCTAAATCCGTACTTTAGACCTACTTGATTAGAAGTCAGTTTGCGATTGTGCCACTTCATTTTCAAATGTCTTATCTTCTGGTGCAACGTAACCATCTTTTACTTCATCAAAGCCATAACCTTTTGAGTTACCTGCTCCGCCCTCTACAAGTTTAGTTATCTGCACTGCTCTTAATCTAAGGCTAACTCCTGCTCCTGCCATTGCAGTGTAATATGGTATCAACTCTGCTGATACTTTCATTTCACTACCTGACCAAACATTAGCATCAATCATAGGTTTCCCTGAGCTATCAAAGATAGCAACTTTGTTTGGAATAACTTTTCCATCTCTAGTTATGATTTTAGCTTTAGTCTTAAACTTGAAGATATGATTTCCAGTAGGTTTACCTTCAATAACTTCTTCCTCGTATGGAAGATTAGCCATCTTAGGTTCTTTACCTTTAGTCTTCTCTTTAGCAAGAGTAACACTTTTCTTCATCTCATTATCAATCGCTTTGACAACTGACTGAGACTCGTCTGACTTAACAATAAGATTAGTCTTATAATGACCATCTGCATCAAATTGTGTATCAGGGGTTGTAAGCCATGCGTATTGACTAACGCCAACTGGTGTTACAATCCTTACATTATTGTTTTTTGACATATATGTCTCCTTTTTATTGTCTAGTAGGGGTACTTTTCTGCCTATGCAAAAAAGAACTTACTTTTCCTCAATTTATTAATATCTAAATTACCCTTTTGAGGAACTTCAGGTAACTTATCATGGTATTTCTCAGGTAACTGTCTCAATACGTCATTTCTGAAATTTTCTAATATATCATTTTCAGTAAACATATTAATAAATGCTTCTCTGAGACTTGTGTTTAGAACTTCTACGTCAGCCGCAGTAGTACCAAACGAGTCGTGAACATTACAAAAGTTAATAATACCATTATCCATTGCAACATTTACAGTTTCAATCATTGCGGCAGAGTCTACCGAGTGAACCAGATTAGGTGCAACTCCGTTACTCATTCGCAATTTGTCTGTTGTATCTTTTTCAGTATTAATACGAGGTTTAATAACCTCACCCATTAACATAGCCTTAACTCTTTTAGACTTCATTTCAGGGTATGATTGATATACTGGAAAGCCAACAGGCGTAACCCAGTGTATAGGCAACTGTAACCTAGACACAATACGTGCTATATCCTGTAAGAACTTCATTCCTACTCTTGCTGATTTTAAATTGTCACCAATGCTATCCCATATTATACTAGCTAAATAAGATGCAGGTTTAAACATGTCATCAACAAATGGGTGAACCTCTCCTTTGTCTTTACGTTTAGTTAAATCTTCAACTACAAAGTCAGTGCAAGAATATCTGGTACTTCCATAACAGATAGTCATAATACTTCTTTTGGTTGTTGAACGCTTAACTCCATAGTCAAGCCATTGCTGAGCGTAAGGTTTACCTTCTTTAACATGTTCTTTTAATTTATCAGTTACAGAATTTGCAACTAATTGATAAATGTCTTTTGGCTTGTCACTTGGCAATAAGTTTACTAATGCACCTGCTTTTTCATCTCTAAGCATTAATGAATAAATTTGTAAACCATTACAAGAGCCATCAACATTAACTACAATGTTAGATACAAAGCCATAACCTTCAGCTTTAAATCTTTTCCACTCTTCAGCCCAAGCTAAAAATTGAAAAGCATTACTTGCGTCTTCCCATTGTCTATTTGTAAAAGGGTCTTCAACACATTTTAAAATCCAATCTTCATTGTCTTCAACCCATTGTACTCTGTCTTCTAATGATATTTTGTCTGCTCCATACATATTAGCTCCATGCACAGCCAACCAAAAATCACCTTTGTTTTCTTTTGTGATTGCTTTACCTTTTGCAAACGACAACAATGCTTTTGCACCGTTGATAGATTGGTAGTTAAGAAAAGCAGGAACACAATATGCTCTACCTCTAAAATCAAATTGCATTGGAAAGTATACTGTAGCATAAGTTTTAAATTTTTCACCTAAGTGTAAGATTTTTGCATACAACATTCTTTTAGAAAACATACGTGCATTTTCAGTGTGCACTACAACTGCTTCCTTCTTCCATTTACGTCTTGATTCTTTATTGTCTTTTATGTCGTGAGGCTTGTTAGGTACTGTAAGATTTGTAATTGGTGGCATACCACCTATAGACAGTCCTCTATCCCAAGCCTCAGCCATAACGCCTAGTATGTAGTTATTTATTTTAAATGCGGTTGTTTGCATAGCATTTACCGCCCTGTATACTTTAGGCATGTCAAAGTTAGCCAACTCTCTAGCAAACAATTTATTCTTTTGTTTAACTAAATCTAACTCTGGTAATTCCTTAGTCCAATAACCGCCACCATGTACTGTAGACCACATTTTAGGCGGCATTACAGTCATCATGTAGTCAGGATTAAGTAATTCATTAAAAGCATTTCTATTTTTAATCCATTCTCTAGTCTTCTGAGTCTGTTTTATAATCTTAGCTTTTTTATGTTTGACAGTTTCTAAACCTATCTCAATCATACCAGTAGACTCAATCATAAGTTCTACTAATCTTAAACCTACGTGTAATTTTGTAGGTGTAGTCCACTCTTCCCAAGACATGATTTCATCACGTTTAGCACTCTCTCTAAGTTTTCTACGTTTATAAGTATAATTCCAAGACCTTTTGTCTAAGTCTTGTTTGACTGTGTCATATAACTCTGGGTTTAAGTGTCTAAAATTTTTTAATGCAATCTCAGTCTCAACTTTACCACCCAAGCTAATACATGTAGCAGTCAATGGTTTATATTGTGTAATAGTATTAATAATATGTTTACCAGTAATTAAAGCCAATATCTCAGGTTGAACTTCACATAACTTAGTGAAAGCAATAGGTGGTTTACACACAGTCCGCTTAGCGGTGTTTATAATCCAATCTCCTATGTGCATTGCTAAAGGTCTGATTGTATTGGCTACCATTACTTTACCATAACTGGTAACACTTTCTTCTTCTCTCTCAATGTGAGAATGAAGTCTTTTATTGGTTCTTGTAGTCCCTGCAATAGCCATCTCTTTTTCATTAGCTTGTTGGTCAGGGAAAGTAGGCATTATTTCTAATATCTTGGTCATATTAACTCCTATAAGTTTATGTGTTAATTTGTGCTATCTACTATGGGTACTTTACTTGTAGTCCTCAAGTATAGACACAGCTTTTAATAGATTTTTAGGCATTAAATGTGCATATCTAAGCGTCATGTTGTACGATTTATGACCCAACCATTCCTTAATAAAGTGTAACTCTACTTTACCTGATTGAGCTAGTCTTGAGGCACACGTATGACGTAAACAATGTATAACAAACTGTTTATCACCTTCTAGTCCCATATCTTTACGCAACCTAGTCCATACACGCTCTGCCATGTTATAATTTAAGTGACTAAAATCACCGATTGCATTTACAATAGCAACACACCGTCTAGTCAACGGTACGCTTCTAGTTGTATTGTTTTTAGTTTCATCTGCATACAACACAATAAAATATTTGCCGTCTAGTCTCTGTATTGCATCTTTTTTAAAATTTAATGCTTCGCCTAGTCTAACTCCAGTATCTAACAAAAATAAAAATAGACTCAGATATGGGCTCTTACCCAATATTCTAATCATAGTCTGCTCTTCATCTGCCGTCATAAATCTTAGTCTAGCTTTAGACTCTTCCTGCCATACTATATGAGGCAGTCTAGTCATATTGTAAACGCTTGGTCTATTGTAAGCATATTTTAATATTTTACTGAGACTAGCTAAATATCTATTGACAGTAGAACCTTTGATACCACGCTTTTTTAAATACGCCGTCAAGTCTTCAATGTTAGTTTCATTTATTAAATTAGGTTTTGTCTCTGTACCTAAATATGAAATACAAACATTGGCTCTACTGTCCTGAGATTGCTCCCAAGACAGTGAGTCTTTTATTTGTTTTATAGTTTTCATTAGTCCTCTCTTGTAGTTTTTTGTAACTCATTAGATAAAGCTAACACAGGCGGCAACTCAGAGTCAAATATCTTCTCAATCAATGTTGCCGATTTGTGAGCTACTTGTGCAGGTGTCATGCAATCATACTCTTTACGATATTGTGTTGTCAGTAAAAAGTTAATTATTTTAGACTTAATTGTCCATGTTATTTTTGTTTTTGCCATTGCTACGCTCCGTTAGTATTTCTTTTAGTATCAAAAAAATAGAGCCCAAGATTAAAACCTTGAGCTCCATTGGTGCATCTAAAAATATTTCAATCACTCAGCACCTTCCATTATGTCTCTTAATTCCTCAAGCATATCACCGCTCTCATCAAAATCAGAGACTTCTAAATCAACAGACTCAGCAACTTCTTTGTCTGTCATATCATAAGCAGATTTGTCTTTGTCAGTCATTAGTACCTACTTTTACGTCTTTTATTATTAGATTGTCTTTTTTGTTTGTATAACTAATATTAACAATAGTACCTACAGGATATTTTGAAGGCAGTATTTTTAACATTTTTTTATATGACATAGCCTGAATATGATTTGTGCTTTTATCAGTATTCAAGCCGTCATTACAATTATAAGTATATCTCATATATTACTCATACCTATGTTGTTTTATTACTACATCTATTTCAATCTCACAACCTTCGTGAGCTTCCATCATAGAGTCTATTATATTTAATAAGCTCTTAGCTTTTGTAGGCTCATCACTGGCAACGTGCACTACGTCAACGTCATGGTCTTGTTTTTTTGTCTTACTGTTATACTTATCACCGCTAACAGTTATATTATACTTATCTATATACATATTATACTCCGATTGTTTGGTTGATAAAAAAAGACGCCGTCTAGTCTTTAATAATAATAATAAATATTAAAAAATATACGCCGTCTAGTCTTTAGGTGGAGTAGGCGAAATTGTCTGTGTTAATCTTCCGCCTATCTCCGATAGTGTGGCACTACTAAAAGCGACTTATTGCACTATTAAGATTTATATTTGACTATAAATCTCAAAGCGGTCTATTTCTAAACCGCTTCAAGTCTCATAGTTAATAGCCTAACCAGTGATAAACTTTTATAGCTGAATAGGTTTTTTTATTGCCGCAAGATTTAAAAAAGTCGCTAAGGTCACACTCGCAACCATGCGACCTTATTAAACTTAAAGCAACATTTTTTTGAATTGTCACGCCTTTAAGCGGTGTCAAGTCCATTAGTCTCTGTAGCCGTTGACTTTTAGTCTCTCAGCGTATCGCTCATTCCTAAACGCTTCCTCTTTGTCTGCCTCTTCTTGCTTCCACTTGTCAAAATATCTAGCCTTTAACTCAGGCTCTTCAAGTGACTTTAATTGGTTCTGTAGGTCAACCAGTTTATACTCACCAGATTTAATACGCTTTTTAGTTTCCGCCATAGTCTCAGATAAAAAGATATTTCTGTATTTACCTGTAGTCCTTGAATAGTCCCAGTAGTTTTTATCTAGGAATATTTGACCTGTTGCAGTTATTTTAGCAATTAAAGAACGATAAGATTGAAAAAAAGTGTTTCCAAAGTTATCGTGTATTTTGTACTGGTTCGCAACTGGGTTATAGCTTTTTGGGCTGTGCATTTGTATTACTTGCATGGTTTTTACTCCGTTGGTTAAGTTAGTTTATATAAGTATAACTGAGGGCGGCAAAAAATGCAACCGCCCACAATTTTAATTTGATTGATACTTGAGCTTCCACAATATTAATTTTGTTTCAGGCTCAAGCTCTTTAGCTTGTTTGTGTTGGTCTTCTAATGGTACAATTTCAAGCGGTTCAAGGTCATCAACTTTAATAAGTTTGATATTGTCCCAGTAACGCTTGGATTGATACAAATTAAATCCAACCTTCTTTGACTGCTTCCGCTAACATCTTAATTTTTTTAGCTTTGTCAGTCTCTTTATTATAAGCCGCAAAATGCTCATTTTTTGCTTGAGTGTCTTGGAACTTAGCCAAGCTCTCAGCGTTTTGCATTTTAGCAACTTTTTTTGGTATCTTCATATTATAAAGACTCCGTTTGTTAGTTATGATTAACTTATGTTAATCTAAAGCTCCGTTAAGAGTGAGCGGTTACTCACTGCCTGAAAATTAATTTTACAATTCTAACCCATAGAAAAAACTTAAACCGAAGCTATAGATTAACACAATTTCAAATTGTACTGGCTAATAGCAATGACGCTGAAGCACTAGACCGACTCTATAACCTATAGGCTACCTGTTGCGGTGTCCGACTCGTGGGCTCTATGAGGCTGAGCCTGTCAGAAACTTTTTAACTCTTAAGCTCAAGGGCTGTCACCCCTGTTAGCACTTGGTAAGAAATTAAAAAATTGAACATAAAAACACAATAGCAGAAACGGATATATTTAGTAATGTTATTATTGCATAACAGCTATGCGTGAATTGCATAACTTATAGTGTGTAAATTGTAGATTGTGAGTTATTGAGATTATGGCAGAATTGCCTTAATTAGAATTGTTATACTTACTTAATATTATAAATTTAATTATAAATATTTAATTGCGGTGCAACCTATTAGAGTTAACCAGTAGCCAACCAAAGCGGCTATAGTAAACATCTTAAACTTATTCATGTCTTGTCTTCTTATCTTGTTAGTGTGTTGGTGTATGTAGTGAGTAGGTAACCTGTATATATACTGTTGACCTCTTATCTTATCTTATATGGGAACTTTACTAACTGAACCACCAAACCAAAAAAACAGACAAGCTCTAACACATACAAAAAGAAAACCACGAGCCCACCGCAACGGACAATATATCCGTTATATACAGAAAAAAACCGCATATATCCACGCTTTTTAAGTCTTTTTTAGTCAGTTTTTGGCGTAGGCTATGGGGAAACACCCACCAGTCATATACGATATACCCATTCAAATTTTTTTATTCAATATTTGACATTATATTAGATAAAAAGACAGCACGTTCTTTAGTTTGAGTTGCCCATTTACTATCTAACATTTCTTTACTAGCTTTGTGATAATCTTTGTTTTTAATGTGTTCTAATGTTTTTGAAAACTTAGATACACCTGTAGTTCCTAATTGAAACACCATCTCTGTCATTACACCCATTACTTCAGGTGGTACATCTTTACCTACAAGACTTATAGCACCATTTATAGCAGTGTTAAAATCTTTATCAAACACACCTTCCCAATATTGCTTAGTATATCCACCTTCAGGTTCAGTTTCACCTTGTAACATTAAATGTCCATATCCACCTGTTTTATTTCCTAAATGGTCATCATAAACATTTACTCTAAAACCCTCGTGTTTCTTAATACGTTTTGCTACAGCTATCATGTGTGTGTTGTCTTTAATTTCCATGTTATATAAATCTATCCTTATGTTGTTCTCTTCCAATGGCGTTTTCCATGAATTTCTCCAAGTCTCTGTCCAGTAGTTCTTCTTTATGTTGGTTGTATGATAAGACTTGGTCTCTGTCCATACGCTCAACCCAAGCATTAGCGGCAATAGCCACAGCATCAATTTGGTCATCATGTCTCAAAGCTCCCTTGTCTCTAGTCAACCTAGTCATCTGTCTAAACAACTGATGGTTAGGTTCTAATTTAAAGTCTTCTTTAATAAGTAAATCATCTACCACAAGCCTATGACTATTCATAATTGGCTCTAAGGTATCTATAATACGCTTCTCTTTTTGTATATTATGTCTTACTTCTTCTATTTCGCATGGGTGTACTTTAGCCATTATAGGTTTTAACAACTGTGTTGCCATACCGTCACCAAAGTTACTCTCAATAACTACATAGTTTACATCATTTTTCTTAGCTATATTAGACAATCTATACAGAGTATCTTCATCATAGCCACCATCTAATGCACCTACAGAGGTCAAATATAGCACTCCATGAAGCATTTTAAGCACCGCATACGCTGTTTTGTCCTCTCCACGACCACTAGGGTCAATAGACATGATAGTGCCCTCAAATGGTGTAAATTCTTTAGACATATTCATAGGTGCTACGTAATAGTCACCTTTGAGTCCCACATTAGGTAACTCAGGGTCTATAGCTTTTATTTGTTCAGGAGAACTAGCCCACTGTATTTTAGCAGGAGCTTCCTTCCATGTAGAACAACCAGATGCTACAATTAAATCATTTAATTTAAGAGGGTATCTGTTAGCGTCAGACATAGTAGTGTCTAACATAAACTGTAAGTTGAATCCACTTTTACCGTAACTTGAAAGTCTTTCCATAAGGTCTACCTCATCAAACCTTTTAGGGTCTGTAGGTTTACCTTCTAATTCTTTTGTGTCTACAATCATTTCAGCCAGTTTATGACCATAACCAATTCTTTGTTTTTTATCAGGATATAGTGCTGTCCATATTCTAGTTTTAAAACCTCTTTCTTCTAGGTCATTGTATAATGACATTTCTGTTTGTGGTGTACCTAGAAATATAATACGTCCTACTTCTGGTTTTATGATTGCATCAAATTCTTTTACTGTCTCACCAAGTCTATCACGCATAAGTTGCGTTTGTGAGTTATTAGCAGACTCTACGTCATCAGCAATAATTAAATCTGCACGTGAACCTGTAAGTTGTCCTGTGATACCCATAGACTTAACACTTGGTGCATGTGATGCTAACGCAGGTGCTACATCAAAACTAATTTTTGAATGTCTTTGGTTATCTCTAGGTATTAAATGAGACAATAAAGGCATCTCACCTATTAACCTTTGTGTAAATGTACTGAAATCATCAGCCCTACTCTTAGAAGCAGATACAACTAATATGTTACGTTGTGGGTTTAGAAGTAATTGATGACAGACAAATGCTGAAGTAATCCATGATTTGCCTACACCTCTAAAGGCTTCTATAACTAATCTCTTGTCAGATGACTGAAGATAGTCTGCTATATCGTATTGTATAGGTGTTGGTTCTGGTAGATTTAAGTGTTTCCAACATAAATACAAAAAATTTTTAAAGTTCTTAATTCGTTTATCCATTTGTATCAAACGGTACGTCATCTAAAATGTTGTCAGTTTTTTTATTAAGATTATCTGTACTATAAGTTTTACAGACTTCTAAACATACCTTCATTTCTGAAGCGGTTAGCTCTTCTCCTGATTTTAATTTTGTATATGCGTGTTTAACTAATAACTCTGGTAATTCTTTGACAATATCATCTATACTAACGACCTTGTCCGTTGTATTTTTTGAAGGTGCTTCTTTTGTTTGGTCTTTTTGCATGTCTTCCTTTTCTCTTCTTAGGTTTCTCTCGTAATTCTACAAGATTAAAATTTATTCTAGCCATAATTAAGGTGTGTGATATTCCATTAGACGAGATTGTTGTTCATTTTGAACTTCTCGTTGTAGTTTTTCTTTGTCTTTTTTTAATTCGTTTATTTCTTTTTTTTGGTTTTCTATAATGTCGTCTTTGCTTGGTTGTATTAAGTCTGTAAGACTTTTATCCATAGAGCTCCTAAGTTATTTTAATATTAATGTTTTAATACTTTTTTGACCCATGTATATTTCTGTTTCTGCTTTAGATTTAATACATTGATATTCTACATTGTTACCAGTATTTGAACGCATAGCAATTCTTTTACCTTTTAAACATTTTGACATACTATCTTGTATTCTGTGTTCTAAAATTTCACCATTAACAATCATAAGTAAAGCAATAACTGTTTCAATCATATTATCTTACCTTTGTTAATACCTTTTTTAATTATATATTTTTGTGTGCCGTTAGCACCTATCTCTACTTCTTTTTTTAAGTCTTTAACAAAACCCATTTGCTTTGTTTTTTTACGCATATCATTGATATATTGAACAATTTTTTTAGTAACTCTTCCCATTTGCTCTTACCTTATCCTTTAATTCTTCAATATCATCAAGAGCTTTTTCTAATTGTTTTTGTGTAAACTCAATATTAACTTTATTAGTCATATTTTGTTCTTGTGTGTTCTGTAGTTTTTCTACAGTTTTATATAGCTCTTCTAAAAGCATGAATTGTTCAGAATCAGTAGTAGTTTGTTCACTCTTTTTAAGTAAATCAGAGTTCATTAACTCTCTTGACGTTTCTAAACTTGTTAATCTTGCAGTAACTTCTGTATATGCAAACACTCCCATAACAACACCTGCTATAATACCTATCATATTTTTAATAGGCATACTTACTGCTGTGTCTTGTGAGATTTTCATATTAATTACTTCTTAACTAATGAGCCACCAAAGTATAAACCTATGATAGCTGATACTAGGTTAGTATCTAAAGGTGTAATAACTAAACTATTGGAAGATAGTGTTACCCATTTCATTATTTCTTTTTCAGGTATAAAGAAAAATGATGGTTTAAATTCTAAATAACCTACAATTACACTTGTGTCTGGTGAGAATACAGGCATTAATTTTGGTAATAATACAATAGCAAAGACAGCAGTTAAAGCTATAATTCTTCTAGTCCACTGAAAACCTTTGTTGTCATATTCTCTAGCTTCTTTAAAACCTTGTTGTTGTACTTCTGCTCTTTGTATAAGCATTTTTTGTTCTGCTTGTTTTGCTTTAATACTTTGTGACCAAATGCTCATAACTCCACCAAGAACGGTAGAGCCCAACATTGTTATCATTTCAAATGGCATATCTTATATCCACCACAATATTATTGACCATATAGCAAAAGCTATACATACTTTTTTGTTATCTTTAATTTTTGTTACAACATGGTTTTTCCATTGTGTAGGCGTTTCTCCATATATCATCATACTGATTCTCCTATTTTTTTACATTTCATTGATATTACTATTTGTCTTTTCATAAACTCTTCATGGACTGACATACCAATAGAAGACACAGTATTTACACACTGTTCTTCACTTGTTAATTGTTTTGTTAAAGGTAAGTCACCTTCTAAACATAAGTTTTGTCCATTCACTGCTAATACACATAGTATTGCTGTTATTTTAAACATTACTTTTTCCTCTTTTTCTTTTTTGATATAACTAAATTTTCAATATTTTCTATAATTTTATCAAGAAAGCCAAAAAAACTATAAAGAAATCTATCAATCATTTTACTTAAATTGGAATATACCAATAATTGTTGCAATAATTGTACCTAAAAATACCAATACTTTGACCATACCTTTACCTGTTGATACGTCATTTCTTAAACTTTTAACTTCCTTCTTTAATTCAGTAATACTTTCGTGCAGAAGTTTCATTCGTTCAGCACAAAGTTTCTCATGGCTTGAAAGTCTAACACCAGTAGCGACTTCGCTAAACTCTTTTGGTGTTATCTTTTTTCTAGGCATTAGACAGCAACTCTAATTAATATAACTCCAGAGCCACCTGCACCTGAAGATGAACCTTGACCAGAAACATTTTGTTGGTCTTCTGCACTACCACCTCCACCACCTCCTGTGTTGGCTAATCCATTTCGATTAGATGATAAGTATTGATAAACACTTCCACTATTTCTGTCAGTTGAGGCAACTCCATCTCCACCACCACCTTGACCACCAGATGCTCTAGCCATAGTGATTGTTGAGTTTCTTGCACCTCTATAAGTACCGCCACCACCACCACCTGCGAACCAACCACTTTCTCCAAAGTTAGTTCCAAATGTTGATGATAAATCTATTCCTACTCCACCTGCTCCACCAAGTGAATTAATGTCATTGTGTCCACCAGATTGGTTTCCACCATTAGCACCTGCACCACCTCCTCCACCACCAGAGTAATTTCCATTTATTGATGTACCACCATTATTTCCATAAGAGTTCCAACCAGATGGTGTTGTTTTACTAGATGTGTATGAAGTTGCTGAGTTGTTATCTCTAGCACCAGAACCACCTGCTGACCCACCTCTACCTGCAGAGTAAAAGTTATCTCCTGCTCCACCATTACCACCACCAATAGCTGTTAAGCCAAATGCTGTTGTGTTTTCTCCGTCTGGAGTTTGTGGAGGAGTTGAGTTATTTCCATTTGAACGACCTGCACCTCCATCAGCTATGTAAAAAGTGTAGCTTCCTGCTGATATAGAATGACTAGTTTTATATAAAGCTTGACCTGCTCCACCGCCACCTTTACCCATATCATTATCTCCATAAGCATAACCGCCTGCTCCACCACCTGCTACCATTAAAACATCAGCAGTAATATTATTTGAAAAATTTACATTCATGTTTCCACCAGAATTAGTGAAAGCATAAATAGCATAACCACTTACAGAAGTATCTACACTTTGATACCCAGCAACTTGTGGTGCTTTAACTATAAGTGCGTATGCTCTATCTGCTGTTTTAGAATTTGCTGTTGCTCTTACTGTAAAATTATAAGTTGTGTCAGAAGTTTCTGCATCTGCTGTGCCAGAAAAAGTACCATTTGAATTTAGTGTTAATCCAGTTGGAAGTGTACCAGAAATTTTAGAAATAGTTATAGTATCTCCATCTGCATCTGTTGTTGCTATTGTAGCTATATTACTTCCTGCTCTGTCAAAATCATATATAGTGTCAAGAGTACCACTAGCAACAGTAAAAGTTGGAGAACTGTCTACATTAATTTGACTAGCAAGTGTTGCTGATAAACCAGAAGTATTTTCAACTTTTACATCATAAGGTTCTTGTGCATTTAAAAAACTAGATTTAGGTGCAACTGCTGTAATTTGTGTTTCACTATTTAAAGTTGTAGTTGAGGCATTAAAATTTGTTCCTGCATTTCCAATAAAAGTTACAGTAGCACCAGAATTAAAACTAGAACCAGTAATAACTATTGTTTGGTTTCCACCTGCTTGACTATCGACTTCTGTAACATTAATACTATCAACAGTTGGTGGTGCATCAATAACTTTGAATTGTGTACCAGTATAATATTCAGCTAATCCAGTTGTAGAATTAAATCTAAATTGACCTGTAGTAGACCCTCGTTGTGCTGTAGTACCTGCAGCTACTTTAGTACCTTCAGTACCAGAGTCAACTATGTTAGTTGCTCCTTCTACTGCTCTATCAAATCTAACTTTTGTTTGTGCCATTAATATTACCTTTTAT